TTATCTATAACAGATGTATTTTCAGCAGAGTATGATGTATATTTTGTAACTTATTTTATTACAACTGATAGTGGTAGTCCAAAAGATGTGCATTTAAGATTTATTAATTCAAGTGATACTATTGTTACTAATTCAAATTATGATTATGCTTACCAACAAATGAATGTAGCAGGTACAATTACAGATACAGGAGCAACAGGTCAAGATAAAGTAACAGGTATGTTAGGTGCTACCGACTTTCCACCTGAAGGAGTTTCAGGTAAGTTTGAGGTTTATAATCCATTTTCATCATCTAGTTATACTTTTGTTAGCCAACAAGCTGCAAATAGTCATAATGGGGCAAGAGCAGGTTGGAAGGGTATTGCAGTATTAAAAGAAACAACAAGTATTACAGGTTTAAATTTATTTTTGTCTAGCACTAATCCAACAGACGCAAGTAACATCACAGTATATGGAGTTAAATAATGGCAGGTAGCTTAATAAAAATAGATGAGGAAATAGTTTCAGGTGCAGTAGCAAGTGTAACTTTAACAGGTATTGATAGCACTTATGATGTGTATAAAGTTGTGTTAAGAGATATTCAAGGGGACACAGATATACAAAGTTTAAAGGTTAGAGTAACTGCTAGTGGAACTGCACAATCAACTTCTAATTATGATTATGCAAAAAAAACATTAAGAGCTAATACAAGTTTTTCAAATAGTAGTGCTACAAATCAAACTGAAGTTTTTGTAAATACACAATTAGCTATGGGAACAGGAACAGAGGAAACATTACAAGGTATTCAATATTTGTTTAACTTTAATAATTCAAGTGAATATAGTTTTGCTACTGATGAGCTGATATTTAGAAGTTATGATAGTGGTAGCTTAATGGGTGGTCAAGGTGGTTGGGTTTATACAGTTGCAGAAACTCATAATGGTGTAAATTATTTTATGTCAAGTGGAAACATAGCTAGTGGAACATTTACATTATATGGTTTAAAGAAGTAAGTATAAGAAATATATAGTAAGATAGGAGAACTATGGCGATTAAAACAATAGAACAATTTAGAACTGAAGCTACTTCAGAGATTGAATCTGCAAAGCCAATGTATGCTCAAGTTAATAATGAGAGACGAGAATTTACAGACGCTGAGTACGACCAAGCTATTGAAGATTTAGCACAATCTAAATTAGACGCACAAGATAATGGCTACATAAGAGCAAGGCAAGAAGCCTTTGCTAGTATTGGCGACCAACTAGACCAACTCTATTGGGATATTGACGCAGGTAAATTAGATAAAACAGGCGTTTGGTACAAAGCTATAAAAAAAGTCAAAGACGATAACCCAAAACCTAGCTAATGCCTAGACGCAGATTTCGTAAAGAACAACACGAATGGACTTACGAAGTTACTTACAATGGGAAGGTAAAGAGATATGAAACTTGATGTAGTAAGAACTCAATTTGGCAAAGACGCTACCAATGGAATGCTTTTTATTGACGGTGTTTTTGAATGCTATACCCTTGAAGATGAGTACAGAGATGTCAAAGTAATGCACGAGACTTGTATTCCTGAAGGAGAGTACGAAATTAAATTAAGAACAGAAGGTGGATTTCATAATAGATACCTTAAAAGATATGGTGCAGATTGGCACAAAGGTATGTTGTGGCTACAAAATGTTCCACAATTTACTTGGATTTTAATTCACACTCTTAATGATTCGACCCAAACATCAGGTTGTTTAGGTGTAGGCTCTGCTCAACAAGATTTAGATTTAGACGCTAAAGGTTTAATTACACAAAGCCGAGACGCATACACTCGTCTTTATCCAAAGGTGCGAGACGCAATATTGAGTGGAGATAAAGTAACAATTAAATATTCAAAAATTACTATTGGAAAAGAAATTTCTAACAAACAAAGCCCTGATATGATTAGCCCTTCAATGCTTAAAGAAGATATATCTGAGATTAAGGGAATGATGAGACAACTAATTGCTAAACTAGAAGGCAAGAACATAACCTAACCAAAGGATAATTTGCATTTAATATGTCATTTATGCAACCAACCCACCAAACTTTATGAAGTAGGATTTAAGTGTGTTACAAAAAAATGTACATTGTATGGTAAGGTATTACTTAGCAACCCAATTAAGAAGGAAGAAGAATAGTGAAAAATAAAGAATATTGGAAATTTATTATTACTAAAGCCTTTAGAACAGGGTTGCAATCAGCAATCTCTTTGTACTTAGCTCAATCTTCAGGAATCATAGACGCAAATACTATGGAATTAATCGGTGTTGCTTTTATGAGTTCTGCATTAAGCGTAGTTCAAAACGGCTTAGAACAATATAAACCAAAGCAAACATTCGACAATAATTAAAAGGTGTTCAACCTAAAGAAGTTTTTTTGTATAGCTTCTGTGTGCCTAATTGCAGTTCCAATACCTGCATTGGCAGAAGAAGTACCTAATGAAGTTACAATTAACGAAGCATTTGAAGATAGTACATACGAAACAGGTTTGACAATTAGTGGTGGTAATTCAAGTGCTTACATTTACTGTAATGAACAAAACCAATATGGAACGACAGGTTGTTCATTAGCTATACAAAGTGGTACTTATGTCTTTGAATTTTCAGAAGATGTATATGAAATAGGATTTTTAGTAGGTGCAGTAAATAATTCTTACTCCGTTAAATATTATTATTCAGATAATACAGATGAAACTATAAACAAATCGGGACAAAGTAATTCAAACTTAGCAACTATGTATGATACTTTTTACAAATCATTTACTGATTACAACAATGATGAAGCTAACACAGACAAATACATTACCAAGTTTGAAGTTACAATATCTGATATTTCTGTATTAGATACACTATATTGGCAGTATCAAGACATACCTGTTACTACAACATCTTCAACAACAACCACTACTACAACAACAGTTCCTACTACTACTACTACAACTACAACATCATCTACAACTACAACAACTACAACAACTACTACAACTACTACGCTTCCACCACCACCACCTACAACTACAACAACTCTTGCACCTATAATTGTTGAGATAAATGGAGAAGAAGTTGAATACACCCAAGAAGAATTAAATGACGGAACTATTGATAGAGATATAGAACGACAATCTAATGAAGATGAGTGGGGTTGCTATGTTACAGATATTGCTTTAGAGCGTGGAGATTGTCCTGCTTACAATGATTTCTTAAAACAAGAAGAAGAAAAAGAAGAAGTTATTATAGAAATTGAAGATGAAGAAATCACAGATACCGAAACAGAGCTTCCTGATGATGATGTTGTGGTACTTGAAGTGGAGTCTGATGATGAAATTAAAGATATTGAAGATGAAGTTGTCGAAGAAATTGTCGAAGAAGAAATTAAAATTGATGTTAAACAACTTGAAGAAGAATTTGACTTTGAAGAAGAAGAAATTGTTATTGAGATACCTGAAGAAATAATAATTATTATTGAAGAAGATGTAGAAGAAGAAGTTATAGAAGATGAGTTGGACGAAGAAATACTTACAGATGACACCGAATCAGAAACAGAAATTCAAGAAGAAGATGAATTTATTATTGAAGAAGAAGTAATTGAAGAAGAAGTAGAATTAACAGAAGAAGAAATACAGGAAGAAGTCAAAGAAGTTGAAGAAAAGATTGAAGCTATACAAGAGACTAATGTTGAAGAACTTGAAACAGAACAAGTTGTGGAAATCATTGAAGAAGTTAATGACGCAGGATTGGAAAATCTTGACGAAGTTAGCGAAGATGTACTTGAAGTTGTAAGTCAAGTAGTAGAACAATCAATAGCAAAAGCTGACGACCTTACAGAAGAACAACAAGAAGTCGTAGCTGAAGTGCTTGGTTTTACAGAAACAGAAGATGTTGAAGTGTTAGCTGAAGCAGTAAAGACAGATAAGACTGTTGCAAAAGCAGTAGAAGAATATGTAGATAGAGCAGTTGAAAACGCTGATGTAGAAAACTACACACTTGCTGACGCACAAACAGAAATAGCTTTTGAATCTTTAGTAGCAGGAGACTTTAGTGTTATCATAGATGTTGATTTAGACGCAATAGATTTAACAAACATATCAAATGATATGACACAAGATACTAAAGAGAAGGCACAAGAAGTGATACTTCCAACAGTTATCGTAAATATTGTATCGTTTGTAAGGAGATTTAATTGATAAAGAAATTGTGGTCTTGGTGCGTAGAAGCAGTAAAAGAAACACTTAACCTTGCTTGGACTTTATCAGGTCTAGCGATTGCTACTTTGACTTTGACAGGACAAGCACAAGTAATAACTTTTTATGCAACAGTAATTACTCTTGTGATTTGGTTGATTACAATAAGGTTTAGGAAGTAATTTATGGAAGCAAAAATTAATTTAAACCAAATTCTGCAAGGTGGATTAGCTATGTTAGTAGGTTGGTTGTTCAAAACGGTTAATGATTTGCAACAAGAAGTTGCAACACTTAAAGCACAAGTCCAAGCGTATCAAGATAGTATTTCAGGATTTAATCAGAACTTAGTAATAATTGAAGAAGTAATTAGAGAGATATTATTTAAAGTCGGTGGCTAATGTGTATGATAACTAAAAAAGATGACGGCTCTTTTGTGCAAATATGTAACTGCAAACACGGAAGCGTACATTGTAAGGAGAACTAATGGCAGATAATGGAATGACAAATAAAGAAATGTTAATGCTTGTATTAGAAGGACAAGATAAGATAAATTCTCGCATTGATGAACTACACGAGAAGGTAAATACAAAGATTTCTAGGTCAGAGTTAATGGCTACTGCAACCTTTATTGTTTTACTTATCGGTGGAATAATCCAATATTCTATGTAAATTAGCCATTTAGAGCCGTTTTAAGACATAGTTTAATCATTTAAAGTAAAAGACCCTAGAAGCTATTGCTAGTATCTAAGGTCTTTTTTTTTATATAAATCACAAATTAACAATTTATGATTTATAATACTTATTGTATCAAAGTATAACAAAGGAGTTATATGCCTTCATTAATTATTGAAGGTGTGATTGCGTGTCTATTATCTTTGCCACCAACGACACAAGGCTTAGATAATTACATAGATTGCAGGGAACAATACGAAAAGGTTGTAGTTGTACAACAATGGATTCCTTTATTGCAAACACACTTTAAGGAAGAAGATGTCTTACAAGCTAGTCTTATGATTTATTGTGAATCATCAGGCAGACCAAAGGCAACTAATACAAATACAAATATGACTAAGGACATTGGACTCTTTGCGTTTAATGACCTGACTTGGTCTTGGTTGCAGGACAAACTTAAATTCACAGGCAGTAGAAAAGACCCAATCCTAAATATAAAAGTAGCGTCTTGGCTCTTTTATAATGACGGCAGGGGTAAGCATTGGTACAGTAGCGAACATTGTTGGGACTATGATTTTTGATACACCATTATTAGACGATATAGATGAGGAGTTGAATGATAAAGAAGTACAACTTTACAGAACAAGACAAGATAGGGAAGCTCGGAGAAAAACTAATACTTAAACATTACAACTCAATTACAGATGAGAGTGGTAATAAGTTTCACGCAAGAGCTACAAGAATTGATGAACAACTACAAGGTGCTGACCTTATGGTATTTAATCAAAGCCTTAAAACTAATTACATAGAAGTTAAAACTGATACACAAATAGAAGATACTAATAATGTTGCTTTGGAATATATGATTGAGCAAGATAATGGGGACTTGCAGATTGGTTGTCAGATGAAAACCTTTGCAGACTTTATGATGTATTGGAGTTATCCAACTAACTATGTAAGATATTGGAATCCTACAAAGCTACAACCATACATTGTTTCTTGGATAAGAGATAGTAAATATAAATCTGTAAAAGTAATTAATGAGAATCAACAGGGAGATAAATGGTTTGCTCATTGTTTGCTTGTACCTACTTATGAATTTGATAAACTTAAACAAGTTAATAAATTTTTAGTTAGCTTAGATGTATTACAAGGAGTTTTAGATGAAGCTATTTAATGGGGATTGTTTAGAGGTAATGCAGGATATACCTGATAACTCAGTAGATTTTATTTTAACTGATTTACCTTATGGAACTACTGCAAGTAATTGGGATAAAGTTATACCAAACAATTTAATGTGGGAACAATTAAAAAGAATAAGGAAAGAAAAAACTACTATTGCTTTATTTGGTACTGAGCCATTTTCAACATATTTAAAAATGAGCAATATAAAAGAATATAAATATGATTGGATTTGGAATAAACAAATTCCTAGTGGAATATCTTTTTGTAATTATCAACCAATGAGATTAACAGAATTAATTAGCATATTTTATAAAAAATCTAATTACTATCCACAAATGATTAAAAGAGATAAACCAATTAAACAGGGTGGAACAAATGTAAAAAGCACAGTTGCTTATAATGGTAAAAATCCAAAAAATAGAAAAAAAGTATATACACATAAATTTCCAACAAATATATTAAATTATCAAAAAATAAGACAAGGAAGTTTGCATCCTACACAAAAGCCAACAGAATTACTTGAATATCTAATTAAAACTTATACCTTAGAAAATGAAACAGTTTTAGATTTTACAATGGGAAGTGGTAGCACAGGTGTTGCTTGTGTAAATACCAACAGAGATTTTATTGGAATAGAGTTAGACAGGGATTATTTTGATATATCAGAAAATAGAATACAAGAAGCTTCAAAAAGTTAAGTTTATAATCCCTACAGATCTAAGAATTATAGATCCACAGACAAAAAATATACTCTGGAAATA